CCAGGGGGAGGTTATAAGGTCAATTAGCTGCATTTTCTTCTCCTTGCATTTCACGGCGCTCTCGTCTGATTTGCGGGAGATCCTGCTCAAATGAGCTGCCGTTATATTCTGCTTTTTCCTGCTCCATGGTGGTGAGGCCAATCTCTGTTCTTGTTTTTACCGCGTTAGCCTCCTGTGACGGGTTGATGTGCCCACGGCCGTCACCCACCCACCGGGCAGACAGGTATGCCTTTCTCATTGCGGGACTGTCAAAAAATCCAGGTGCGTATATCGTGCCCCTGGCCACGGCTTCCCACATGAACATCTCATATACAGGCTGGCAAAACGTCCATATCAACCATTGGCGGCGTGTGCGGAAGAATTTCCATGCCTCAAGAAGCGCGGCCCGGCTTGCAGAGTACGAAGCGGTGAAATGGAGCAAAAGCACCTCAACTGGTATCCCCAGGGCAACCCCAACCTGCTGGCATATTGCCTGCATGAACGGATCAAATGCGGTGCTGGGCCGGGTTGGGTTTGCCGTTTCTATCTTTTCATTTTCACCCAGGCCGACCACTGAGCCGTACCCGAGGCCGTATTCCTCATCCTCTTCAGCGCCCTCTGGGCGTTTTCCCGTCGGGTCGAGATCGGGGTCTGTTTCTGACTGTATAAATACCGTAAACATGCCCTGCACGACGGCGGCCATGAGCTCGGCTTCTGTGTACCTGGATATTTGCTTCAGCTGCTCGATGACCGGGGCCAGGTATGGAATACCCCGGGTTTGATCTGGTCTGAGCATATGGTACAGGTGCAGCACGTTTCTCAGGCCGGTTTTTTCGCCGAATGCGGGAATTTTGACCCATTCCTTATGGGTAAATGTGAGGTTTCCGGGATGTTCTTTGCATATATGGTACCTGACTGGTGCGCCGTTTCTGTTTTTCTCTACACCGGATACCAGCTTGCGCCCATTTTCGAACATCCGGTCTGTTATATTGTTTTCATTACACACCCTGTCAGCTTCAATTACCTGGAGACGGAGGGTGTACTGTGAGCTGGCCCTTGCCTGGCGGGGAAATGTGACAAATACGTCACCGTTCTCATTAGTCTGCCGGTATACCAGGTTCTGGATTGAATAAAAATTCAAGGTTCTGGCGATATCACAGTCCTGGCTTTCTGCCCAGAGCTTGAATTCACGCTCTGCGCGGTCTTCATATTCTTCAGCCTGGTCGTCGGTCATGCCCAGGAACTTCCTGTCCCGCTCTCCAATAGACGGCCGGGGTTTTAGTCCCGTTCCCACTACGTTGATATCATTGGTATTTATCGCGCCGGCTGCTATTGGATTGTTGCGTATCAGGTCGCGAGATCGTCCGACAAGGTCTTCACGGTCATATTTCAGGTCGGCATCCGGGGATCCGTTACCCGGCAAAAAGCGTTTCAAGCCTCCCCTGGTGCGTGATCCGCCATGATATTTTCCGTTAAGTGCCATTTTGGCGATGGCTATTCGCGCCCGGGCCTGCATTCTGCTGTGCGCACGCACCGGGTCGACAAATCCAACCATCTTATCTATGACATTTTCATGTACCTGCAGCTTATTCATTCAGGGATAACCCGCTTTACATATAGTCCGCCCCTGGACAGGCGTTTAACCTGCCGGTCCCAGATCTGAATACCATCCTCGATCGCCTCGATATCCGCACGCGTGTAGGACCTGCCAGCGATCGAGTACGACTGGTTAGTGAGCACTCGATCCAGCGCGGTTAAATATGCTGTCAGTTTTTCTTCTGCCTGTTCTAATGTGATGCCTGCCATGTTTCCTCCAACGCAAAAAGGCCCGCGCAGAAACACAAGCATGATCGCTCATGTGTCTACGCGGGCCTTAGTAACGGTACCCCTGTCTTTTTCACTCTCAACAGAAATAGTCATTGTCTTTTCATGTCCGCCCTCATAAAACCTGCTGATTCTAACGAGTTTGATTTTTACCCGTTGTTTCTTATTTATAGATATCTCAATCTTAATAGCATTATCAGTATTATGTCTCATAATGTCAAGACATATTTTTTCAAGTTCCTGAATTTTTTTTATTTTATCAGTCAAGCTTTACCCCCTTCGATATCACACGCCGGCGGCGAGCAACCGGGCGGCTTACTGTGCCATGTTTTTCCATGGTCTCCACGTATTGATTAAGAATTGACACATCAGGGCATACCAGGCGCACAGCTGGTACGCTGTATACTTCCAAGTCCCACGCTTCGTTACTTAAACCCTTGCGTTTTATCTCCCACAGGTAATATGGTCGCCCACGGGTATATTTGAGCCGGCGTTTCTCTGCGGTGAGCTGCTCAAAGTACTCTGAGGGGAGTTTTCGGCCAAAATGTATATATCCAGGGCCGTATGTGGACAGCTGCAACCGTGAGGCCACCAGGTCTTTTGCCACGTTAACCCCGATGGTGATCAGGTCAACATTGTGCTTATATGCCTTTGACCTCCTGGTCGATTTTTTAGGGCGTGATAAGATCGGCGCATCATGCTGTTTACCGCCTTTAATCGCGAATATGTTTCGGGATTTTTTGTCTTTTACAAAATTATATACCTGGTCTGTGTGGTGACCACCTGAATCTATCAGTGTGCAATGTATATTCACCTGTGAGCCCAGCATGTGCGGATAAGGTATTGCCAGGAACGTGTCCAGTGTATCCCATATATCATTCTGGGCCGGGTTGCCTACCATAACAATTCGATCAAGTGTCCAGCTCTCCTCGTCCCGCCCCCAGGCCTTTAAGAGTATTTCAAGCCTGTCTTTCTGCACGTCCACCGTTGCGGTGAGTATTGCTGATTCTGCAGGCATAATGGCTTCGAAATCTTCTTGACGCGTCATAAGCTTCATTCCGTCTATTTCTTCACCTTCTTCTTCCCACGTTTGCCCACGCCAGGTATTCACAAAGCCCTTCATTTTCAGTGGATTGCCCAGCGCGGCTTTAAATTCCCGCACAATGTGCTTCCACGTTGCATTCGGTGAGTATGAGTACGCGGCCCATAGGTGAAACCCGGCATGACCGTAAAAATCCTTTTCAGCTTCCCATTTTCCGTTTTCCATCATCCAGCGGTGATGCCCATAGGTGATAGGCTTGGGACATGACCTGCACAGGTATACAGGATCTTCAACTGTCCCGAGATCGCTAAAGTCGAAGTTTGACCACTCAAGCGGTTGCGGATGACCGCAGAATGGACAGGGTACGTTGTACAGCCGTTTATCGGATTCTTCGTACAGCTCCTCGATACGGGAAATTCCCCGTTCAGTGGGTGTGGATCCGTGTATATATTTACGGTTCCAGTAATATTCAGCACGCCGGTATCCAAGTGTGATCTGGTCACCTTCGGCGCCTGCTGAGGGGGGATAGCCGTCAACCTCGTCAAAAATGACGGTACCCGCGGAGATCCTCCTGAATCCGCGGGCCGAATTGGCACCGATGAGAAACAATGTCATACCCGGCAGCTCTTTGCGGAGAATGGTGTTCTTGCTGTCCCTGGTTTTGGTTTCCGGGAGTAATTGCTCCAGAACCGGAATATCACGGAACAACGAGGCAATCTCGTCTTTCGAGTAGCCCTGGGCGTCCTCTATGGTGGGCTGGACGATCATGACGTTGCGGGGATCCTGATGAGCGTAATACCCGGGGAGTCCTGTTACCAGGCGGGTATAGCCAACCCGCGCCGATTTCATCCAGGTGATTTTCTCCACTTCCGGATCGGTCATGCAGTCGGCTATTTCTCGCTGATACGGGAGGGTATGCCACTTTCCCGCCGAAGGGTCGCCCGGCGGTATGAAATAATATTGATCAAGCCATTCTGAATATGATATTTTCGGCGGCGGAGTCCATATCCGCGTTACATCATTCCACAGGCCCTCTATAGCGTTCAGGTACTCCATCGTGTGACATCTCCTCGAGGACGTTACGTACCGATTGTTCAATTGAGATAACCACCTTCGTGGAGATCTCCGGGTGTTTTGTCTTTATATGTGAGTGCAGGCCCAGCATTCGAGTGCGGGCGGCGGCAACAAATTTCTGCCAGACGTTCTTTACCTCGTGCACAGGGATCAGCTCACCCCGCTTGACGTCCAGCTCCAGCTGTGCCAGGTCGGCTTTCAGTTTCTTCAACCGTGTCTCTTCTTCCAGCAGGGACCCGGTGGATTGCCTGGTCTTCATTTCATCAAGTTTGTACTGCATATATGCCTGTACAGTCTTCTTAACATCATAGCGTCCCCGGCCCTCTTTTTCAATGAGGCCTTCGGAAACCAGCTGCTGCAGCCGGCGGTCTGAGATGCCTATAATTTCGGCCATTTTCGCTGTTGTCAAAATGACTGGTTTTTTTTGTGTACTCATGAAACCGAACCGCCCTTCACGTTCTGGCACCTGTGTATTTTCTGCGCAGACGTGAACC